GTACTGCATACTCGACATCTGGAGGTCTTCCTGAAGATAGTTATTACGTATATTTAGATAACGACGGTTCTAATACTCCATTCAATGAAGGTTATTACAGGTATCAATCAGGTGAAGATAAATTTTCATTCGCTTTAGACGGTGCCGGGCAAGTTAGCGAAACTACTCAATGCGAAGAATAAGATATTAAATAACCGAATTATCAAGTGATAATATAAATAACCAACGTTTAACTTAAACCAAAAACAATGACGTTTTTATATACCCGTACCAATACGTGGAGTAGTACACCACAACCAAATGAAACAACCATAAAAGCATGGAAACATATTTCACAGAAGAAAAACTGGAGAATAGTTCAATTGCCTAATGGATTTTTACAAACCGAATATAGAGACATCGATGATCTAGAAATATGGATAGATGTTACCAGAAGAGAAACAATAGAAGGTGCTGAGCAGGCAATAGATAGTTCTATAGCTTACTATACACAGAAACTAGAGTTTATCAAAGGACCTAAAGTAATTAAAACCTTTAAGTAATATTCAAATAAATCATATATAATTAAATTTAATGAAAGAAATAAAGTTAGTAAAAGAACTGACCTTTGGCGAAAATGCTAAAGGTCAGATACTAGCTGGCGTAGAAAAACTAACAAATGCGGTTGCATCAACGTTAGGCGCTAGTGGTAAATGTGTAATATTAGAAGACCATACTGGAAATCCTGTTATTACTAAAGACGGTGTTACTGTTGCTAATGCAATAAACTTAAGACATCCAATAGAAAACATAGGAGCAACACTAATAAGACATGCTGCACAAAGAACAGTTAAAGATGCTGGAGATGGCACAACCACAGCTACTATATTAGCTAAAGCTATATTAGACGAAGCTAATAAACATTCTTTGGTAGACGATGTTAGATCTATAAAAGAAGGAATAAACAAAGGTGTTGATAACGTAGTTGTTTATTTAAATAAAATATCAAAAAAGATTAAAGGCAATAAAATAGATCAAGTTGCAACTATATCAGCTAATAACGATAAGGAAACAGGATCTTTAATTGCTAAAGCTTTCAAAATGGTGGATGAAACAGGAATAGTCATGATGGAAATAAATGATCAAGCTACAACTACTGTTGAATTAATAGAAGGTGTTCAATATAGTCAACCATTAAAAAGTAATCATTTTATAACTAACAAAGAAAATGGAACTTCAGAATTAGATAATCCATTAGTATTAATAGTAGAATCACCTATTGAAAATATAAGACAAATTCAAAAGGTATTAGAACATATAATACAATCTAAAGATAGTTTATTAATTATAGCAGATGTTGATCCACAAGTTGTTTCCGCGTTGGCGATGAATAGAGTAAAGGGAAATATAAAGGTTAACATTATAGATGCACCAGTTTATGGAGTCAGTAAAAAAGACACATTGAGTGATCTATGTGCTGTTACTGGTGCTACACTCATTAACGAAGACCTAGGAGATGATATGGACATAATAGAGCCAGAACATTTAGGTAATTGTATTAAGTCTGTATCTAACAATAGTGAAACTTTGATACAAGTTGACTTGCTTAACAATAAAGCAGTAGAAGATACTATTAATTTAATAAATAAGCAACTAGAAGACACTAGAGCACCAGGTTTAGTTGCTATGTTAGAAACTAGATTAGCCAGATTAAAAGCTAAAGTTGCTGTAGTTAAAGTTGGTGCTAATTCAGAAGTTGAATTAAAAGAAAAAAAAGATAGAGTAGAAGATGCTATTTGTGCTACAAAAGCTGCAATCAAAGAAGGTATAGTGCCAGGAGGCGGTATAGCTTTATTAAACGCTGCACAAACTTTAAAACCAAATTCAATAGGTGAAGAAGTGCTTTACAGTGCTATAAAAAAACCTTATGAAATTATACTTAAAAACGCTGGTATAGATAGTGAAAGCGTTTCTATTGAAGAAGAAGGCGTAGGATTAGATGTGGTTACAGGAAATGCAGTTAATATGGTGAAAGCAGGGATTATAGATCCTCTACTAGTTACTAAAAGTGCATTAATCAACGCTGCTTCAGTAGCAACTACTATAATGTCTACCGATTGTGTCATTAATAATATTAGAGATGAAAGCAATAGGTAAATATATAGTTATAGATCCTATAAAAGAAAAGGATGTAAAAACCCAAGGGGGTTTAATCTTAGCTGAAAAGCAAAGAGAAGATATAAGATACAGAAGAGCTAAGGTTGTAAAACCTGGCTCTGAAGTTTTAGTTTTAAAAACAGGTGATGAAATATATTATGATAAAGTTGCTGGTTTTAATATTGAAATAAAAAATAAAAAATACAGAATCATTAAAGAGTTTGATGTTGTTATAATTTTATAATTATGAGTAGATTACGTAAGGCAAAAAGAAAAATTAATAAATACCAGGGTAATTACGCTGAGGTTTTTAGCAAAGGTATTTCATCAGATACTCCTTTTGCTAAAATGAGTGATACTATTAAAAAAGCTAAAGACAATGCAGCTAAGAAAGTTGCCGATGCTAAAGCTAAAGCCGGTGCTGTCGTAGCAAACGCTAAAACATCAGAAGAAAACACTAAAAGTCAATTAGCTGAAAATGGAGCTTCTGGAGCTGCACAAGAAAACGCTGGTGGTGGTGATATTGTACCTACTGAAACTGATTACTCAAGAGAAGAAGTTGGTGCGTTTTTTCAAAGAGTTAAACTAGCTAAAGAGAAAGAAGAGCTAGAGGCTATGAAAGACACAGAAGATGAAGAAGCTGCTGCAGCTGCTAAAGAAGAAGCTGAAATAGCTGAAGGAGAAAGAGAAGATAAAAGCCAAGGTAAAGACATTGGTTTTGGTGATGATTATAAAGAAGGTATGTCTGGAAAAGAAAGACGAGGAGAAAAAAGAGGTAATAGAAGAGAAATTAGAGCAGGCAAGAAAGAAGCAAAAGCAACTGCTAAAGCTGAGAAAAAAGGTAAAATAGCAGAAGCTAAAAAATTAAAAGGAAAAGCAAAAAGACAAGCTAAAAGAGGCGCTCGTAAAGAATATAGAAAAGATAAAAAAGCAATACGCCAAAACAAAAGAAAAAATAAAAAAGCAAACAGAAAAGCAAACAGAAAAGCTAGGAGAAAAAGAAGAAGAAGTGATATTAGAGTTAAAGAAAACATTATGTTTGTTGGATATTCTAATGAAGGTTTTAAAATGTATGATTTTGATTATATAAACAAAGATCACGGTGAGCATAGATATAGAGGTTTAATGGCTCAAGATTTGATAGGTTTAAGCTTAACTGACAAATACTATAGTGATTTGATAACTAAAGATAATGGTTGTTATATGGTTGACTATAGCTTAACAGATGTTGAAATGGAAATAGTTAAAATAAATGAGAAGACTAAAGTCTAAAGATTTAAAAGAACTAAACCTACTTAAACATTACAGGATAATAAGAAAATGGGCATGCAAAACCTATGAACTAAACGATGCAGATCTAGAGCTTTTAATATATTTAGAAGCTTTAGATATGTTTACTAAAGAAGATTTTAAAAAAGGTACGTACTCATTCAGCTGGGATAATAGGCGCTGGAACAGATTATTGAAACAAGGGTGGATTACAGTGTGGCGGAAAAGAAATCACACAACTCAAAAATATCATATATATAAAGTTTCATACAAGTGCAAACAGCTGATAAGTCGTATATATAGAATAATGTTAGGCGAAGAAGATATGCCTACTAAAGTATTAGAAAGTAATAATAAATACTCTTGGAAAGTTACGGCAAAAGCTATAGCTTTTACAAATAGAGATAAAACAAGACAAAATGCCATATAAAAAGAAAAGTCCATTAGCAAGTTTTAGAGATCCACAAAAGATGAGAAGAAACTTTAATCCTATAGATTTTAAGATGCCTGATTTAAATTCTATATATAATAAAACGGCAAATGGATCTACAGTTACTGAAGACCAGTCTACTGACAATAAGACAGGCAGCGACAAAGAGGGCAAAACACCAGGACTTATGCCAAAAAGTTCTTCAGATGAAGTATTAGCAAATATTCAAGGAACTCAAGAAAATACTGAAAAAAAACAAAGTGCTGCTAAACAAAGAAAGTCTGAAGTTAGAGAAGAGAGAAAAAAATTTAACAAAGCTTATCGAGAAACTAGACAAGCTGCAAATATGGGCAGTAAGTTTCAAACAGCAGAAGAAAAAAAGAAAGCTCAAGAAGCTTTTGGTCAAATGAAAGGCGAGAGAAATTTTAGAAAAGAAGCTAAACGCGAAAAAATAAATAAAGAAGATTATAAAGACCAGTTGGGCCAAAGCTACAAAGATTCACTAATCAAAGAGTCTAAATCAAAACCATTATCACAAAATATGTTAAATCAAGCTCATAATGTGATTCTAATGGACAATCAGGGCAAGCAAGGTAAGTTTAGCCACATGATGAATAAATCAGAAAGAGAAAATATTCCAATGGATCGAATGAAGATTACAGACAATGGTGAAAAAATTGTTACGAGTGGCGCAGGTAAAGTTCCATACAAAAAACCAACAAAAAATAAAATTGATAATTTATATACTCAACAAGAGCAAAACGATGATTTAAATGAAATGAATAACTTCATGGATGACAGGAAATTTAATGCTATCAATAACCCTTTAGGAAGAGGGACTAGGGTTGATAAAGCATCTAGTATGGGTCCATTTAATATGGTAAGTAGAAAAGGTTCTGCATTTCCTATGGTTTCAGATAGTCCATTAAATGTGGTTGTTAATAATCCTAATCAAAATAGAAATCAAGGTGTTGGAACTGGAAGTACAGTAGTTACAAACACAGGTACAGGCACTGGGAATGCTAGTGGTGGCACTGGTGGTGGCGGCGGCGGAACAGGTAATGGAAGCGGAGGTAATGGAAGCGGAGTCACTGTAAGCGCAGGCGATGGAGAAGTTAATACTGCTATTACTAATGCGGACGGTGTAAATAACCCTTCTGGTGGAGGCAATGGAAGCGGTAGTGGTGTAACTAATCCTTCTGGTGGAGGTAATAATACTTCTGCATTTGGTAGTGGTAGTGTAGTAGCTGGCGGCGGTGATGGTACTGTTTCTGAAGTTCTTGATAGTACTACTGGTGGTAATAGTTTAACGTATACTGGTGGTGGAAATACTGGAAATACTGGAGTACAAATGCCTAGCAATGGATTAACTGGTGGAACAGTCGCAGAAACCATTAAAACCCCAGAATCTAATTCGCCAAGACCAACTAATTATAGACCACCAAATCCTCCTCCAATAAGACGTGAAGATACTATAGGTAAAGATGGGCAAATATTCACGCCTAGCAGAGCTGGTAAAGGACAAAAAACTATGACAAACAATGTTTTACCAGGTATATCAGCTGGATCAGTACCTTCAAGAGGTATTCAAAGAGATATACAATTTAATAATAAAGCAATGTCTGCAGGTGAGTTATATGCACCACCACAACCAACTGGTATGAACGCTAACACTGATGCTTCGTTAAATAAAACTACACAAGGAACACCTATGTTTGCTGCTTTTTCTGATCCAAAACAAATAGAATCAAATTTAAAAGAGGATACTGAAAATTTAAACAATGCAATAGATGATAATATGTCTTCAATGACTAAAACTATTAGCGGAATGCCAAAACCTGGACTAGAGATGAATGCAAGTAGAAGCTCATTTGCTAAATCAATTGATTTTGGTAGTTTAAAAAAAGGAGCTTTAAGAGAAGAGTTAAACGTACCTAATGGTGAGAAAATACCATTAAACAAACTAGAAACAAAACCTGGAGATAGTAAAAGAACTAAACAAAGAAAAAACCTTGCTAAAACAATGAGAGGTTTTAAAAAAGGGTAAAAGTGAAAAAATTATACGTGATTATATATAGTACACGGATATTATAAACAATTAAAAAGAAAATTATGCCAAATTACGGAGAAAAACAAAAACCAGCAGGTGTTAAACTAGAATGTGGTAAACCTATAGTAGGTACTAGAGTTATGAAATCAAATAATTCTACAATAACACCAACATTAAGAAGAATAGATAATATACAATATAAAGGTAATCCAGCATTACTAGCTCAAAGATAATGGGTTTAGACGACTTAAAGTTATATTGTTTAAATATAACTTCATTCACTATAGCAAGCTTAGATTGGATGGAACCTGCGTTAGAAATAGTATTGTTACTTATGACTATTGGATACACAACACATAAATGGATTAAGTTAAAAAATAAAAAATGAGATTAGTAAAAGAAGTAATTATACATTGCTCCGCTACTAGAGAAGGACAACATGTTTCAGTTGACACTATAAAAGACTGGCATTTAGCGAAAGGTTGGAATGATATAGGTTATCATTTTTATATTGATCTAGATGGAACGATACATAAAGGTCGTGACATTGATAAAATGGGTGCTCATTGTAAAGGGCGTAATAGGAATTCAATAGGCGTTTGCTATTGCGGAGGCGTTGAAGCTGACGGAAAGACACCAAAGGATACAAGAACACAAGAACAGAAAGAAAGTCTCTTACATGTGCTTAAAACGCTTAAGGCAATGTACCCAGAGTCAATTATTTATTCACATAATGAGTTTGCTGCTAAAGCATGCCCATCTTTTGACGCAACAAAGGAGTATGAAAATATCTGAAAACACAGAATTTAAAATTGATATAAAAACAGTAATAGGTATAATAATGTTAACAACAACTTTCGTTGGCATGTATTATTCACTGCAAGAAGACATAGCTGAAGCTAAAAACTTACCTCCAGTTGAAGTTAAGAGATTAGAATATGATTTAAAAGAAAAATGGAATCATATAAATATAGAAGACTTAAAAGAAAGAGTTGATATGATAGATCAGATGAATAGTATATTATCTGAAGAAATAAAAGTATTATCAACGCTAGTTAAAGATGGCACAAAAACAGATGGTAAATTAGATGAATTAGCAAAACAACTTAAAGCTTTGAAATCTGGAAAAAAACGTAGATAATGGCAAAAGATTTTAAACCTCACATGATGTACAAAGACTGTAAAGAAGTAATGGCTAAAACAATGAAAAAACATCTTTCTTTAAAAGCTAAAGGTTATAATCACAAAAAGTCTAAATCTTGTTCTAAATGACCAATGCTGGCTATGAAAAGTCTAATCGTAAAATGCGATCTGATTATAAAAAAGAAACAGGTAGAACTTTAGGTAAAAGACATACTACTGGTAAAGCTAAAGCTAGAGTTAGTTTTGCTTGTAGGTTTGCTGGTATGAAAGGTTCTATGAAAAAGCCTAATGGTGAACCTACTAGAAAAGCTATAGCTTTAAAAAAATGGGGTTTTAGTAGTGTTGAAGAAGCTAGAAAGTTTTGTAACTCAAATAAAGAAAAAAAATGAAAACAGTTGGGTTAGGCGATATGGTAGAGAAATTCACTAAAGCCACAGGTATAAAAAAATTAGCAGACATGATCCCAGGCGGGTGTGGATGTAAAGAACGTAAAGAATTATTAAACGGAATTAAAGTTCCAAAAATTATGTAAAATGGCAAAAAAAGTAGACTGGTCTAAAGCACCAAAATTAAACACTAAAGAAAGAGGTGATTTTTATAAAAAAAATAACTTAAAAATGGATGCTACTACAAAAGTTGGTGGTAACGTAGATATGGGTGGTTTTACAAGACCTACAACTAAAAAACCAAAAGGTCCAATAGCTCCAAAACTTAATGAAATAAAACCATCTAGTACTTATGTTGATAGAATAAACGTTAGTCAAGCTAAAAAAGCAAGTGATAACAATGAAATTGATTTGTATCAAGACGCTAGAAATGGTATGTCAAAGACTAAGTTAAGAATTCAGCAATTAGGATACGATCAAGAGAAGAGAGAAAATGAAGAGCAAAAAACGGATAAAATGTCTCTAAGTGAAAGAAAAAAATACAAGCTTGACAAAACAAATAAATCTATAGACTCTTTTAAGAGCAATAATCCTCAAGGTCCGTACGGTAATAGTAAAGGACCAAGCAAAGCTTTAACTGGAGATCAAGATCAGTTACCTCAACATTTACAAGAAAGTATTTTATCAGCGCCAAGTATGGTTGATAACAATGCTCCTGGTATGTATAATAAAAGCAAAAGTAAAGTAGAGCAAGATTACGCTAGAAATGCTATTCATGACTTTAAAAGTGGTAAAAAATCAGAAGGTAATTACGAAAAGAAAAAAGAATTAGAAGTAGCTGCTGGAGAAGGTTATTTTCATTCAGGACATAAAGTATCAAGACATTCAAAAAAAAATAGATCATAATGGCATTTAAGCTTAATTCACCTTATAAAATAAATCCAATATCAGTTCATGAAGTTGCGTTTACTCCAGATAATGAAAAAACACTTGGAGATGGACCTGAAAAAGCTCTAGTAGCTAAAGCTAATGATAATGGAACTATAATTATAAATAAAGATATACCTAAAGATAGTGAACTATACAACAATGCTATATCTCACGAAGGACAGCATTTAAAAGACATGATGGATAATAAACTATCTTATGATGAAGAAAATGTTTATGAAAATATAGATGGTAAAGGTATTAAAAAACATAATAGAGATAGTTTTAGTGAATCTGATAAAAATTTACCATGGGAGAAAGGCGCGTATTCAGCTGGCGATAATAAAGTTCAACATGATTTAAGACCAAAGCCTGATAAACTAAGTGGACCACCATCAATGAGAGATGAAACACCTTTAGCTTTTAAAGTTATGGGTTCAAGACATAATGAACAAAGATCTCCTGATAAAGAAAAAATATCAATGAATGAGCAGTTTGGAATGTACGCTCCTACTAAACAATGGGGTGGACCTTCGCAAGTATTGCCAGGTGAAAAAGATCCTCCAGTAAGCGGATTAAACAATCAGTCTGATGCAGGTGGTAATGATTATACTGGCGCTAAGGTGAGTTATAGCATGGAGAATGGCTTTAATTATAAAAGTCGCGATGGAACTTTTAATAAAAAAATATCAAATTTAAATGAAGTTGGTGGATTTAAAAATGAAAGCAACGCTTTAGATGCAGATATTGATAGAGAAAAATACCCTAATTATAGTGCTAGGGAGAGTAGTGGTAATGACGCTAGAAGAAATGAAAATAGAGGATTTAATAATTTAATGAATACAGTAAATCAAGAGAAAGATGATTTTTTTACTAATAATTCTTATGTAAGAGACAATCCTAGAAGTACGTATGAAAACATTAGTGTACCAGGTCCAAAAGGTGGAAGAACTGATTTAGCATTAGATCCAACTTGGCAATATAATAATAGTTTAAGCCAAAGAGACAATATAGACTCTATGCGATATACATCTTCCACTTTGGATAAAGATGGTAAATTAACAAGTCAAGGTAAATTAGCACCATTAAGAAGAGCTGCTGGCGCTGATCCACAATCGCTACAACAGCCAAGTTCTGTTAGAGAAAAAATGTTTGGAGATGCAAAAGATTGGAAAACGCAACAGTTTTTACAAAATAATACTACTTTAAGAGATTTTCAAGCTTCACATCCAAATACTTTTTCTTATACTAGTGGTAATGCAGGTACCTAATGAGCAATAAAAAATTTAACGAAACTAAGATAGGTATTTTCTTAAAATCAAAAGCACCTAAGTTGTTAAAGAGTATAGGAGAGTTTTTACCTGATAAAGGTGGACTTGGAATAGTAAAAAATATTATAGCAAGTGATAATAGTATTAAGCCTAAAGATAAAGAAATGGCTATGAAACTATTAGAACAAGATATAGTTGAAATGAACAACGTATCTAACAGATGGAACAACGACATGAAAAGCGATTCTTGGCTTTCTAAAAATACCCGTCCTCTAGCTTTAATATTTCTAACCTTTGCATCTACACTTATAATGTGTATAGATTCTTTTAATTTACAGTTCAAAGTGGATACAGCTTGGATAGAATTACTTAAAACATTACTAATAACAGTCTATGTAGCTTACTTTGGTTCACGAGGCGCAGAAAAAATTACAAAAATAAAACAATAAAAATGAGAGGTTTAGAAGGAAATACAATGGCACAACCCAGAGTTTATGGGCATGATGCAAAAGCAATAGCAATAGGAGCTATAAACACAAGTGAACTCGACAATGGCTTTACTTTTGTTGGTGGAACAGGTTTTGTAGCTGGTGATGTTGGCGGTGTAATGACTGCAGCTGCAGCAGCTGGTACAACAGCAGCAACTTTTGTAATAACAGAACTTATAGAAGGCGGAGCTATACTTGGTTTAAGAGCTGTATTACTAGGCGTTGGTTACACAGTAGGGCAAACACTAGCATTAACAGGTGGTACTGGTAACTCGGCAACTTTTACTGTTACTAATATAGATATACCCAACACACAAGAAAGAGGATGTGTAGTATATAATGGTAGAGCTACAGAACCACAAGATATTACAATAATAACTGAGGCTGGAACCACAGTTGAATTTAAAAGTTGTCAACCAGGCACAGTTGTAGGACATAAAGCTCCTATGTTAGCAAAAAAATTAGTTACAGGAGTTGACTGTGTGGCTATATATTAAAATAAAAAATAATAAAATCAAATCAAATGAAAAAAACAGGAAAATTAACTGATGATGAATTAAATTCAGTAAAAGAACAACAGTCAAAATTAAGTAGTGTAATACAAGAAATAGGTGTAGTAGAAGCTAGAAAACATGCTTTACTTCATGATGTAGCTGGTATTAATGAAACTATAGAAATAACAAAAAAAGATTTAGAAAGTAAATACGGCAGTATTAGTATAGATCTTGAAACTGGTGATTGGACTAAAATAGATGAAACTCCAAATGTCTAACATAAGAAAAATTAGTATAGGTTCTGATTACAAAAACGAAGCAATGCACTATTCTCTTGGACAAGAAGTATATGGTGGTCATATTATTGATGATATAATTTTTAATGAAAAAGATAATTCTTATAATATTTTTATAACTAAAAATAATGAAGTTTTACCTTGGAAAAAATTTAATCACAATATGGCTATTTCTTTAGAGTACGATTTAAAATATTAGTGAAAAGTTTATATGAATTTATTGTCAAGCCGATTAATGAAAGATATGATAATATAAAAAAAATAGGAAATAATTCTCTCATTTTAAATACTAATATAAAAGATCATAAGTTCGTTAGTAAAAAAGCAGTTGTATATGCCGTACCAGCTGCTTTTGAAACTCCTATAAATATTAAAGATGAAGTTTATATACATCATAACATATTTAGAAGATGGTATGATCAGAAAGGTGTTTCAAGAAACAGTAGCAAGTTTTTTAAAGATGATATGTATTTTGTTAATCCTGAGCAGATATACATGTATAATCTAAAACCTCATTTAAATTATTGCTTTATAAAGCCTATATTAAATAAAGATTATTTAAGCAATAAAAAAGAACAACCTAACGTTGGTATAGTCAAATATGCTGATAAGTCGTTAGAAGCTATAGGAATTAAACCTGAAGAGCTTATTACGTTTACACCAAACTCTGAATTTGAGTTTATTATAAATGGTGAACGACTTTATTGTATGAAATCAAATGATATAGCTTTAATAAATGAATACGAAGGAAACGAAATTGAAAATAATCCAAGCTGGACAAAAAGCAGTTGAGGAGCTAATTAAGGTAGCAAAAGAAAAGATTGTAGACTCAGACGACGATTTAAGCGCTGATAGATTAAAAAATGCTGCCGCAACAAAAAAACTAGCAATATTCGACGCTTTTGAAATATTAACTAGAATACAGTTAGAAGAAGATATTTTAAATGAAAAACCTAAAGAAATAAAAGAACAAAAATCTTTTAAAGGTTTTGCTGAGGGGAGAAGCAAATGACTAATGAACAAACCCTTTGGAAAGAAATAAAAGATGTTATAAATCCCACTATTTTAAAGAAACAAAATAAATATAAAAAATGGGATTATGGATATAATGTTGAATATGATTTTGTAGTAATAAGTAAAACTGGACAAATTGGACAAATCATTGAAATACAGAATCTCAGGATTGCTTTACCAACAGCAAATGAACCGTATAAACGAAGCAAAATCAAAGCGGAGCAAAGTTGGCAAAGATCAGAATATCCAAAAGAATTAAATAAAATTAAATCAAGGTTTGACTGGGATGAGTATCCCACTGACTTTAAAGAAAAGTGGTATGACTACATTGATAAAGAATTTAAAAAAAGAGATGAAGGGTTTTGGTTTTATAACAACGGTGAGCCTACTTACATTACTGGTTCTCATTACATGTATCTTCAGTGGTCAAAGATCGATGTTGGAGAAGCAGAATATAGAGCATCAAACAGATTATTTTTTATATTTTGGGAAGCCTGCAAAGCAGATCATAGGTCATATGGTATATGCTACCTCAAAAACAGAAGATCTGGATTTTCTTTTATGGCGTCAGCAGAACTCGTTAATCAAGCAACAATATGTTCCGATTCAAGATTTGGTGTATTATCAAAGACAGGGGCTGATGCAAAAAAAATGTTTACCGATAAAGTTGTTCCAATATCCATTAACTATCCGTTTTTCTTTAAACCCATACAAGATGGTATGGATCGTCCAAAAACAGAATTAGCATATAGAGTTCCGGCTTCAAAACTTACTAGAAGAAAACTAGATAGCAATGAACAATTAAAAGAACTAGACGGACTTGATACAACTATCGATTGGAAAAACACAGGAGACAACTCCTACGATGGTGAGAAATTAAAATTATTAGCACACGACGAAAGCGGAAAATGGGAAAGACCAGACAATATATTAAACAATTGGAGAGTTACAAAAACTACACTAAGATTAGGAAGCAGAGTCGTAGGCAAGTGTATGATGGGCTCAACTTCAAACGCATTAGATAAAGGTGGAGAAAACTTTAAAAAAATCTATAACAATTCAGACGTTACAACAAGAAATAAAAACGGACAAACAGCTTCTGGACTCTATTCTCTTTTCATCCCTATGGAATGGAACTACGAAGGATTCATGGATACTTTTGGATCACCTATATTCGTTGCGCCGCCAGATCCAGTCATCGGAATCGACGGTCTCACGATTACAGTCGGAGTCATTGAACACTGGGAAAACGAAGTAGAAGGTTTAAAGTCTGATCAAGATGCTTTAAATGAATATTATAGACAATTTCCAAGAACAACTAAACACGCTTTTAGAGACGAAACAAAGGAAAGTTTATTTAATTTAACTAGAATATACGAACAGATTGATCATAACGAAGAAATAGCAAACAAGCACTCTGTAACATCTGGAAATTTTCAATGGGTAGAAGGCATTAAAGATACTCAAGTTATATTTATGCCTAATCCTAAAGGTAGGTTTTTAGTTTCTTGGGTGCCTGAAAATAGTTTACAAAATTGCGTAATAATTAAAAATGGAACAAAATACCCTGGAAATGAACATATTGGTTCTTTTGGCTGTGACTCTTACGATATCAGCGGTACTGTTGATGGTAAAGGTTCTAAAGGAGCGCTTCATGGACTAACTAAGTTTAGCATGGAAAATGTACCACCTAATAGATTTTTTTTAGAATACATAGCTAGACCTGATACAGCTGAAATATTTTTTGAAGATGTTTTAATGGCTTGTATTTTTTATGGTATGCCTATACTAGCTGAAAATAATAAACCAAGATTATTATATTATTTTAAAAGAAGAGGATATAGAGGTTTTTCTATGAACAGACCTGATAAAGTTTGGAACAGGTTGTCAATTACAGAAAAAGAAATAGGTGGAATACCTAACTCTAGTGAAGATATAAAACAAGCTCATGCAGCAGCTATAGAATACTATATAGAAACACATGTAGGTAAATTAGAAAACGAACATGGTGATATGTATTTCCAGAGAACGTTAGAAGATTGGGCTAAATTCAATATTAATAATAGAACAAAACATGATGCTTCTATTAGTTCTGGTTTAGCTGTTATGGCTTGTAACAAAAACAAATATAGACCTATAGCTGAAGTAAATTTAAATAAAAAAATTAATTTAGGAATTCGTAGATATAATAACGAAGGATCTAATTCACAAATAATATAATGCATGAAGAAAATTTCAAATACATATAGTTCATTTCCTGATCAAGTAGTCTCTGATGAAATAAAGCAAAGCATCGATTACGGAGAACAAGTTGGTAAAGCTATTGAAGGAGATTGGTTTAGCGGTACTAGATCTGGTGTTGAAAACAGGTTTAATACACAGTATAATAATTTTAGAATGCGTAGATTATATGCTAGAGCTGAGCAACCGGTGCAAAAATATAAAGATGAATTAGCTATAAATGGTGATTTATCTTATTTGAATTTAGATTGGAAACCAGTACCTATTATACCTAAGTTTGTTGATATAGTGGTCAATGGTATGGATAACAAGTTATATGATATAAAAGCATTTGCTCAAGACCCTGAGTCAAGAAGGAAAAGATCTAAATACGCAGAGGACATATTAAGAGATATGCAAGCTAAAGAGTTTTTAAATGAATTAAAAGACACTATAGGTTTAGATCTATTTAACACCAACAAACCTGACGAGTTACCAGAAAATCAAGAGGAATTAGATCTTCATATGCAGTTGAGTTATAAAATGGCTACAGAAATTGCCTGTGAAGAAGCTGTAAACAACACTTTAGAATACAACAAATATCAATTAACTAAAAGAAGAGTAATAGAAGATTTAGTCGTATTAGGTATGGGTTGTTCAAAAACAAGTTGGAATAAATCTGAGGGAGTTACAGTAGAATATGTTGACCCAACTAGACTAGTACACTCATACAGCGATGATCCTAATTTTGAGGATTTATGGTATGTTGGAGAAATAAAACCTATATCCTTAGCTGAGTGTAAAAAATTATTTCCTAACTTAGGCCCTGACGAACTAGAGAGACTAGAGCAGTACCAGGGTAATAGCAGTCACTTATACAACTGGAATGGAAGAAGAGACGGTAATGCTATTTATGTAATGTTTTTTGAATATAAAACTTATAGTGAGCAAGTTTTTAAAATTAAAAGAACATCTACGGGTTTAGAAAAAGCTTTAGAAAAACCTGACACGTTTAATCCAGAAGAAAATGACAACTTTGAAAGAGTTTCTAGATCAATAGAGGTTTTATATACTGGTGCTAAAGTATTAGGTTATGACATGATGCTAGACTGGAGAATGGCTGAAAACATGACTAGACCAAAATCTAATCTAGTTAAAGTTAATATGAATTATTCTATGTGTGCTCCTAGAATTTATCAAGGTAGAGTAGAGTCTTTAGTTAGTAGAATGATGGGCTTTGCAGATATGATTCAATTGACACATTTAAAGATACAACAAGTTATATCTAAAATAATACCTGATGGTGTGTTTTTAGATGTAGATGGCTTAGCTGAAGTTGATTTAGGAAATGGAACTAATTATAACGCTAAAGAAGCTTTAAACATGTATTTTCAAACTGGTAGTATATTAGGTAGATCTATGACTACTGAAGGAGATCAAAACGCTGGCAGAATACCAATACAAGAATTAAGTACTAATTCTGGTCAAGGTAAAATACAATCTTTAATATCTACTTACCAGTACTATCTACAAATGATTAGAGATGTAACAGGATTAAATGAAGCTAGAGATGGTAGTGGTCAAAATTCTGATTCTTTGGTAGGTCTTCAAAAATTAGCTGCAGCCGCTTCTAATACCGCAACTAAACATATTTTAAATTCTTATTTGTACATTACTCTAAGAACATGTGAGAATATAGTACTAAGAACTTCTGATTCTATAGAGTTTGCTTTAACTGAAGAAGCTTTAAATAATAGTATATCAACTTGGAGCGTAGGTCAATTATCTGATACAAAAAGTATACACTTAGCTGATTATGGTATTTATTTTAATATGGTTCCTGATGAAGTTGAAAAAGAACAATTAGAACAAAATATTCAAATGGCTATACAAAGTGGTAGTATAAACCTTGAGGATGCTATAGATATTAGACAAATACATAATTTAAAATTAGCTAATCAAATGATTAAGCTAAAGCGTAAAAAAGCCGCTGAAGCTGCTCAACAAGCTAATGAAGCTAACATAGCTGCGCAAGGACAGGCTAATGCTCAAGCATCTGAAGCTTCCGCTATGGCAGAGGTTCAGAAAAAACAAGCTACTGCTGATACTGAATTAAAAATAGCTAAAGGTAAAAATGCTTTTGAAATAGAAAAATTAAGAGTTGAAGCTGGCATAAAAAGAGAGTTAATGGATTTAGAATTTAACTACAACATGCAGTTAGGGCAACAAAAAATTGCTAGAGAAGCAGAAAGAGAACAAGACATAGAAAAAAGAAAAGACGAAAGAGCTAAAATCATAGGCACACAGCAAAGTGCTATGATCGACCAAAAGAAAAATGATCTATTACCAATTAATTTTGAAAACAAAAGTGGTATGGGCATTTAATTATTAATTATTATATTATATTATATTATGGCAACACAATCAGAAAAAGATACAAAAGAGCCTCTTAAAATAAAAAAGAAACCAAGAGCAAAAAATCTAAACAAAACAAACGAAATTACTAAAATAGATATTCACGCTGAAAAAAGACAAATTGAAAAAGATAAAGAACCTACTAAAATTCAATTAAAAAGTGAGGAACCAGCTAAAGTAGAAACTAAAAAAGTAAATGTTTTAGAAGAAGTTGTAGATAAACCTATTGAAAAAGAAGAAGTAACGGAAGTTATAACTGAAAAAGTAGTTGAAAACATAGAACCTGCAAAAGAAATTGTAGAAGAACAAAACAGTTTACCTGATAATGTAGGTAAATTAGTTTCTTTTATGAAAGAAACAGGTGGTACTGTTGAAGATTACGTTACACTAAATAAAGACTATAATAAGTATGATGACAAACTACTTGTTAAAGAATTTTATAAAAAAACTAGACCACATCTTAACGAAGAGGAAGTTAATTTCGTAATGAAAGATAATTTTACTTATGATGAAGAAGTGGACGAAGAGAGATTTGTACGTAAGCAAAAACTAGCGTACAAAGAAGAAGTTGCAAAAGCCAAGAACTTTTTAGAGCAAATGAAAGGTAAATACTATGATGAAATCAAGTTGAGGCCATCTGTTACTAATGAGCAGAAAAAAGCTATGGACTTTTTACAACAATACAACAAAGAACAATCAACCATTGCTAGTAGACGTAGTGATTTTGTTAATAAGACTAAAACACATTTTCAAAACGATTTTGAAGGTTTCAATTTTAATGTAGGAGAAAAAAAGTTTAAGTACAAATTATCAAACCCTGAAGATATAAGTCAAAATCAAACTGATGTTGGAAAATTCATAAATAAGTTTATGGACAAAAACGGAAATATTGAAGATTTAGATGGATATCATAAGGCTATGTATGCTGCAAGAAACACTGACAAACTAGCACAACATTTTTATGAGCAAGGTAAAGCCGACGCTACTAAAGATATTGTTGCAAAGTCTAAAAATATAAACTCTACCCCAAAACCTATGGACACTGGTGAAACATTGCCTAATGGTTGGAAAGTTAGAGCTATATCAGGAGCGGATTCGACTAAGTTGAAAATTAAAAAAAGAACATAAAAAATAAATAAATAAATAATGGCGTTAATACCAAATCCAGGCGGGAACGGTGCGTTCCCAGCCTCAATAACTCCCATGCCAAACCAAGTAACTGTACAGGATAATTATGTAAATTTCCAAGACATTGCTGGTGGTTTTAATCAATGGGCACAACAATATCTACCTGAGCTTTATGAGCAAGAAGTAGAAAGATACGGAAACAGGACTTTGTCTGGTTTCTTGAGAATGGTAGGAGCTGAAATGCCTATGACTTCTGATCAAGTAATTTGGACAGAACAAAATAGACTTCATGTAGCTTATGATAATGCAATAGTTGCAGCAGGAGCTAACTCTACTATAACTGTAACTATAACACCGGGTGCTAATAACCCAGCTACTTCTGCTATTAGAGAAGGTAACACTATCTTAATAACTGATGTTTCAACAGGTTTATTATCTGCTAAAGCTTTAGTTACTGATAGAACTTCTGGTGCTACTACTGATGGTTACACTATTGTAGCTGTACTATATGAAACTACTTCAGCTGCTTTAGCTGCTGGTTTAAAAGGTGCAGGTAACGTAGTTAAGCTATTTGTATATGGTTCTGAATTTCCAAAAGGAAGTAATGGAATGGGTGGAGCAATCGAGCCAGGCGTTACTACTTTTGTTAACTCACCAATTATCTTAAAAGATAACTATGAGTTAAGTGGATCAGATGCTGCACAAATTGGATGGATCGAAGTCGCTACTGAAGACGGAACTTCTGGATACTTATGGTATCTAAAAGCCGAGTCTGAAACTAGATTAAGATTTGAAGATTACATGGAAATGTCAATGGTTGAAGGTGTTCTTCAAGCTAATGTGAATGCCAATACTCAGTTTCCAGGTGGAGCTGCTTTTGGTGGACCAGGTGCTGGACAACAAATCAAAGGTACAGAAGGTTTATTTGCCGCTATAGAAAATAGAGGTAATGTTTTTCAAGGATTTGCAGGCGCTGCTGCTCCAGGTTCTGGTGCGTTAGGTGATTTTGATGCAATTCTTAAAAACTTAGATAAGCAAGGTGCTATTGAAGAAAACATGTTATTCTTATCTAGAGCTACTGCTCTTGATTTTGACGATATGTTGGCTGCAACTAACGGTGGATATGCTTCTACTACAGCTGCTTCTTATGGTTTATTTGATAATGAATCAGAAATGGCGTTAAATTTTGGATTTTCAGGTTTTAGAAGAGGTTCTTATGACTTCTATAAGACTGATTGGAAATACTTAAATGATGCTACTACAAGAGGTATGTCTAAGCAAATAGATGGTGTGATGATTCCAGCTGGAACATCTACAGTGTATGATCAAATGTTAGGATCAAACATTAGAAGACCTTTCTTACACGTTAGATATAGAGCTTCTGAAACTGAAGATCGAAGATTCAAAGCTTGGATAACTGGATCTGTTGGTGGTGCTTATACTACTGATTTAGATACAATGAGAGTCAATTTCTTATCTGAAAGATGTTTAGTTACACAAGCTGCTAATAACTTCGTGTTATTCAAAGGAGCATAATTAATTATTAACATTTAAAAAATAAGAAAATGGGTTATATAAAATTCAACAAAGCAGCAACTACCAATGGTGGTAGAGCTGACTTACTACCTGCAGATGACGTAATGCACGTGAGTGTGCCAACTGCAACAGGTATTGTATTAACGTTTGGAGAAAACACAGCTGTAGATACAGCTACTTTGGTTTATCCTACGCAGAGCGCTGCTCAAATCGCTCTAATAAGAGATGCAGTAAATGATGCTATTGAATCTGCTAACGGAGCTTCTGGCCCCGCTATCAGAGTGGTAATGTCTGATATTACATCAGTCACTATTGGATAAAAACAATAATAAGATCCCGCTTCGGCGGGGTCTTTTTTAATTATTATATTATATTATATTATGGAAACAAAAGAAAAGAAAAAGCCTGTGGCAAAAGCTCCAGCAGTTCCTCAAATAAAAAAAGATATTTGGGAATATAAAACAAGAAGATATTATTTAACTGGTAATAAAAAACCACTAACACATACTATACCTTCAAGACACTCTACAAGATACCCTTTAGTTTGGTTTGATCCAAATTTAGGATATGAAAGAGAAATAAGATATGCTACTAATCAAAAAAGCATATTTGTTGACGATCAGAAAGGAAATGTAACTCTTCAACATATTGTTTTTGAAGACGGTATATTAGTTGTTGCTAAAGAAAAAAGAGTTTTACAAGAATTCTTATTACATCATCCTCATAGAAATGTTATATTTGGTGAGTTTGATCCAGTTTTAAAAGCAGAAAATGAGTTTGAAGAAATAGAAGTAGAAATAGACGCTTTAAACACAGCTTACGAAATGGATATGGATCATGCAGAAGCTATATTAAGAGTTGAGGTTGGTTCTGAGGTAACTAAATTAACTTCTAAGGAATTAAAAAGAGATTTGTTACTATTCGCAAGAAGAAACCCAGATCTATTCTTAGACTTAGCTAATGATGAAAACGTTATATTAAGAAACTTTGCTATACAAGCAACGGAATTAAATATAATAAACTTAAGTCAAGATCAAAGATCATTTACTTGGGCAAGTAATGGACGTAAACTAATGAACATTCCTTTTGATGAAAACGCTTACTCGGCTATAGCTGCGTGGTTTAAAACAGATGAAGGGCTTGAGGTTTATCGATCAATAGATAAAAAGTTAAAATAACAAGTGACTATAAATAGGGTGGTATTCTGCCACCCTTTTTTTTTAAATAAAAAATATGAACGTAAACACTGTATACCAAACTGTACTTAGTATATTAAATAAAGAACAAAGAGGTTATTTAACTCCATTTGAGTTTAACACAATAGCTTCTCAAGTTCAATTAGAAATATTTGAAAAATATTTTGAAGATTTAAATATGCAATTAAGAATACCTCAAAATGATAGTGAATACGTTGATAGAGTAAAAACAATAGAAGAAAAAATAGATAAATTTAGAACATCTAAAGATATAACAGTAGCCTTAGTTAACGGTTTTGGTACTTTTGATTTTTCAGCTTTATCGCCTTCAGTTCATAGATTCGGTAGTGTAGATTTCACTGACAGAACATTATTACCAGTAACAATAGAAAAAGTTACTAGTCATGAATTAATGTTAGCTAGAAGATCTCAATTCACAACTCCAACATCTAAATTTCCTCAATGTTCTATTGAAGGTACTACAATAAAAATATTACCAGCTATACCAACTAGTGCAGTTGTTGGAATAACAAAATCCTACACATTGGAATATATTAAAAAACCTGACGCTCCTGTTTGGGGTTTTACAATTGGTTCACTAGGTCAATATATATACGCAACTGGTGCCTCAACTAATTTTGAAATATCAGACTTAGACCAGTCTGAGTTAATACTAAGGATACTAGCATATGCCGGTCTTGTTGTTAGAGATCCTGAAATAACTCAATCTGCGGCAGGTGCAGCAGCAATGATAGATCAATCACAACAACAATAAGATATGACTAAAACATCCGCAACAATACCTATTCAAGAAAACGACGCAGTATACTACGCTGGGCAAATGAAGCTTGCTTTGGCAGCTGGACAATCTAAAGTAACATTTAATCCAGGTGATGGTGGTCCTCTTAATACAGTATTAATTTCTAATTATAATAGTGCATTAGTAGCCGTGACAGATACAGCTAATTTTGATATACATATATTAGCTAATCAAACAGCTCTACCTACCTTAGCTAATAAAGTAGCTGCAGATAAGTTTTACGTTGAAGATTCCACTAATAACACAGTTAACTTTCTTGCTAACGGTGTTGCTGGGGCTGGGGAATTTATATTCCTTCAGTTAACAGAACGTGCGGTAGAAAACAACTGGGGAAGTTATAGCTATTTATCATTAGATGATATAATAAATAATTTTTTAATGGCTTACATTGGAGATGACAAGATTCTTCAAAAAGTAAAAAGAACAGATGTTTTATTTCATGCTAGAAGAGCTATGCAAGAATTGTCTTATGATATACTACCTTCAGCTAAATCTATTGAATCAACAATACCTATTACTTTAACAGTTCCATTACCCATAGATTACGTTAATTATGTAAGATTATCATGGGCAGATGCTCAGGGAGTATTAAGAACTATATACCCTTTAAATGGTTTAAGTGGTAATCCTACTGAATTACCTATAGATGATGGCAAGGGAGTTCCTACTCAAAGTTCTTTTGGAAACAATTTAGAAGCAGCGCAATCAATTATTGAAAGCAGATGGGAAAAAACTAATCAATCTAATATTTCTGGTAGTTCACAAAGTAACGACAGTAATGGTATATATGATGAAGTATGGTGGAAACAAGCATATGGTCAAAGATATGGTTTACAACCAGAGCTAGCACAATCCAATGGATACTTCAGTGTAAATCAAAGATTAGGATCTTTTAGTTTTTCAAGTAATTTATCACAAAAAGTTATAATGATAAATTACATATCTGATGGATTAGCTGTAGATCTAGACTCTTTAGTTCCTAAAATGATAGAAGAAGCTATGTACGCTAAAATACTATCATCTATAGCTTATTTGTCAAGAAACGTTGACGGCAATTCTAAAGCGTTATTTAAAAGAGATGCTTATGCAAAAACTCGTAATGCAAAAATAAGACTATCAAATCTAAAACTTGATGAAATAGTGCAAGTTTTTAGAGGTCAATCGAAATGGATTAAATCTTAATTAAATGCAAAGAAAGTTTCAACACACTTTTACAAAGTCTAAAATGAATCAAGACTTAGACGCTAGGCTACTACAACCAGACGAGTATAGAGAGGGTACTAATATAGCTGTTTCTAGAGCTGAGTCAGACGACGTAGGTGCATTAGAGAACATTTTGGGAAATGAAATAATTTCTAATTTAGAAATTGCAAATGTTTTTTTAGAACAGGTTATTGGTTGGAAAATAAACGAAAACACTAATAAAATATATTTATTTGTAACAGATTATCAAGACAATTCTTTAGATCAAATCAGTAATTTTACACCAATTGGATCAACTAATAAAATAGTTTTAGTTGATACTATTGCTAATATAACCTCTACAATAGTTGAGGGTAGGTTTTTGAATTTCTCATGGAACAGTCCTGTTTTAGACGCTATATTTTTAGAAGACTTAATGTTTTTTACTGATAACAGGAATCAACCAAGAGTTATCAATGTCAAAACAGCTGAATCAAATCCTGATTACTACTTTAGTGAAGATCATTTATCTTTAGCTAAATATTACCCTTATAAAACTATTGAGCTAAATCAAGAGACCAAAATAAGTGGTCTTTTTTATAATAAAAATATAACTAGTCTAACTTTTCCTGGAGGTGGGGGTAATGGTGCTTTGTCTATATATCCTTATTTTGCTATACCTAGCACTAACACGGTGCTTATAAAAAGCTTAGTTAATAATATAGGAATGACAGGTTTTTTACAAGTTGGAGATGAAAGTTGGAATTTTAAAGTTGCTTACGTACAAGAAACAACCATCTTGTTGCAGGGTGTTGCAAATGTTACTTTAGTTTTTATAGACAGAGATTTATCAACTGCTCAAACACCTGGATCTACCATTACCAATGGTACTGTTTCTAGTTTATCATTTATAGATGAAAACGCTAAAGACGTTAGTTCACCTTGGTTTAGACAAGATGCTGTAAAATTAACTATTGACAATGTTAATTTACAACAAGGTGATAATATTGAATATGCTCTTGCTGGTACTGATAGGTATAAATACGCCCAATCATTATATGAATTTGGAACAAGGTCACCTTATAATAACATAGGAACTACACCACGTGGAATTGATAATCATTTTCCAAACAACTCCCAGTCTCAATCTGCTAAAGTTGGGCATTGCAGAATTACACACCCAAGGTTAGATCCTTTAAAATATTATGTTGTAACAACTGTTACTAACGGCACAAGCAATAATCCTTCTTTTAAAGTTTCAAGACTTACTCAATTAGTTAATGGAGCACTAGTGGCTGATCCAACTGAGTTTTATGGTGTGTTAAATAGAGGTGATGTTTTAACTATTCATCAACCAAATATTTTCTATAATCAAAACTTCTCAGGAGATGATGCTTTTTTAGAAGATAAATTTATAAGATTTTCTTATAGATTTAAATACGATGATGGTCAGTATTCTTTATTATCTCCATTTACTCAAGAAGTTTTTATACCTAAACAAAAAGGTAATTTCTTAAAAAAAGTAGGAGTTCAAGCTTCTACTGGTGCATTAGATAATAATTACGTACCACAAGAAAATATTGCAGGAGAAAACACTATTGTTGATTTCATGGAAAATGAAGTAACACAAATAAAGCTGCGAATACCATGTGAGTATGCTATTAACACATTAAGAGATAATCTAAAAATTGATGAAATAGAAATATTATACAAACAATCTACACAAGCTTCTATAAAAATCATAGACGCTATAAGTGTTGAAGATGATTCTATAGTTTCTAACACTACTAAATTCTTTGAATTTATATATGACTCTAAAGAACCTATTAAAACTTTAAAATCTAGTGAAACAACTAGAGTGTATGACAACGCTCCAGTTAGAGCAAAAACATTATCATCAGCTGGCAATAGAGTAATATTAGGTAATTTTTATGATAGACATAGTTCCCCTAATAATTTAAATTATTTCGTTGGGGCTGGTAGAAAATTTACACCGGCAGAGCATTCTAAACCTACAACTTCAAATTTAGACTACCCTTCAGATCTTTTACCAAATAAATTCTCTACAGTATCATATCCAAAATCTAGTTTAAAACAGAACAGAAGTTATCAAGTTGGATTAATATTACAAGACAGATATGGAAGATCTTCAGACGTTATACTTTCATCTATAACAACTGATCAATTCATTTTAGATACAGGAGCTTTTTTTAATAACCCAATAAACTTTGGTGGTTCTACTATTTTTCATAAATATTTAGATTCAGTAATAGATCCTTTAACAGCTGAGTCAGCTATAAAAACCAGTCCAGTAACTAGAGCTGGAATTGTAGATTGGCCAGGTGACTCTTTAAAATTATTATTTTCACAACTTATACCTCAAGAAATACCTACATTAGCAGGTTATCCAGGTTTATATGAAGACCCATTTGTAGTAGCGACAGCAACTATATCTTATAGTTTTAACGCTGCGGGCTTTGCTCAAACTGGACTTATACCTAATTTAAAACCAGGTATGCTTTGTGAATGGACAAGCGGTGGTGTTGATTATGAAACTTACGTTTGGACACTTGTTAACAATGGGCAGTTTGTGTTTTTTTTAAATGAAAATGGTTCTGGATCTGTTGCTTACCCAAACGCGGGCGACGTATGTACTTTTAGTTACAGTAGTAAACCTTTAGGTTGGTATTCTTACAAAGTAGTAATTAAACAATTACAACAAGATTATTATAATGTTTATCTACCTAGTTTACTAAATGGTACTCCAGTTATAAAACCTTTTGAATTAAACTGTACATTTACTAATGGTAGTAATTTAGTACAGGTGGATCCTATAGGTGATATAGAATATTTAACTTTTCCTTTATTAGAAGGAATGAAAGTTGTAGCTGGTGTTAATACGTATTATATAAATAACATATTAAACTATAAGCAATTTGAAATATCTGGACTCGCTTTATCTAATTATACGGCTCTACCTGCTTCGTTAAGTATAGAGTCTGCTATGGCCAACTCTTTTACACAGCCAGATCAATCAAGTCTTAATGTTGGAACTCAAGGAGCAGAGGTTGCATTGACAGGTTCACCTGGTTCTTTAGGTAAAGTTAAAGGTACTGTAGTAAACGAAACAATAGATGGACAAACAATAAAGGTGTTAAAATTTGAAGTAACTGCTGTTGGTACTAATTATAAAAATGGAGAATCTTACACTATACCAGCTTTAATACCTACTGGGGGTGCAAGTGGTTATCCTGCAATAAGTTTTGTATTGGTAACTTCTAATATAAAAGTTCAATCAACTACTTTTAGTAAATCCTCTAGTCCTGGAGTTTTAAATACAACAACATTGTTAACTGACAATGCTAATAAAGTTCCGCCTGCTTTAAACGAAACAAGTCCTGTTCAACAGAACTATTCAACAAGTGAAGTAAAGCTAATACCTAGATATGCAAAAGATGGTAGATGGGAAGCTACAACTGGTGATCCTTATTTCTTAGTTAATGATAAAGTTCCTTCCTCTATATTTCCAAGTAAAGAAGAAATGCAAGTACAGTCTTTAGGTAATTTTGAAAGTATATATCCAAGAGCTAGCTACAACGGTCTTTACAATGCTTTGAACGATCCTACAGTGGCTACAATTCAAAATAGATTTAATATTGGTGAAGATTCACAAACTACTCTACCTGTGTCTCAAGCAGAAACAACACCAGCTGCTTTTGAAACTACTCCTGTAGAAACTAATTTAGAAATATATTACGAAACAAGTACTTCTGGTAATATTAAAGATTTAAACACTTTAATTAGAAAGACTATATCTGTACCTTTAACATTTGTGGACTCTACACTTACCACAACGATAATAGGCTCAACAAACGCTCCTATAATAATCAACGAGTCACTAGACTTCACTAGTAATCCAACTTTAGCTACAGTTATATTAAAAGATCAAAACTTTGATACTTTAAAATATTATTCTACAACTGTTTCAGAAATAAACGTTAAAGATATTAATATATCAACTCCTCAATATGCTAATGGTTATCCACTACCAAGCGGATGTATAGAATTTACAAAGTTTGCAGTGGATGATGCAAGTAATCGGTTTGTTATAAAAATAAACAATAAATTTCCAGCTTATAATGCAGGGCCTAATTCTGATTTAAATGTTATATTTTTTAATGTTAATTTTAAATTTAACAATCTTGGAACTATATTTAGTAATGCTTCTGTATCTATTAGGATAGAAATAGAAAATAGTGTACCTGTAGCTATCCAAACTGTTGCCCCACCAACTGGTGGTGTTTACTATCTTAATAATCAATCAAGTGGAATAACAAATAATCCAACTGCTACAGATAGTGTTGGAAACAACATAAATTGGAATAATTCAGCTGGTGCTTCAGAAGGAACTTTAGTAAGGTCTAGTAATGGTAGTAATGAGAATAATACTCAAAATAAATCCAGAACAAATGGATTATCTTTAGATCTTGAAGTTAAATTACCTGGAACTGATAGCTTCGTAAAAGCAGTGGATATACCAGGCTTAGGTTTAGCTATAACAACACCAACTGGAGCTGATGCTGGTTCAGTTGTTCTACAAACTACTAGTAATTCTGCGTTTGTTGCGCAAAATCTTCCTTTACGAATAGTAGCTACAGACGGTGAAGGAGCAGGTGCTAGGGAAGTAGTTAGTTCATACACTGTTAATTTTAGAGCTAACACTTAGTGTAAAACAAGTAATAAATAAGTAATTATAAAATATGGCCAATAACTTACCAATAATTGAAGTTGATTATTTTAACTGTATAATAAACAAGAAAATATTAACTCCACAAGCTCAAGAGCAGACTGCAAATGTTGTAGTACCTGGTAGTACTGGTTCTTCACCTGAAAACGTTTGGCCTATAAATAATGTCTACGCACCTCCATTAACTTTTGCTGATACAAACTTTCCTCCATCTCCATTTGCGCAAGCAGCTGGATTAAGTAATTCTGTAGTTAAAGAAAACTTTTATGTAGAGGAAATGATGATAAGAGGTGGGTTTAATAATCCTTATATGTCCTATGGTGTTAGAGCTTACCTAGATGAAGAGGAGCCTTTACAACAGCATAGATTTAATGCTTTAATATACTCTGGTATATTTAATTCTAGAACTGGTATAAATAGAACTAATGAGTTTCCAACTGGAACTAACATAACAAGAGCTGCAAATCCAAACAATGGATCTATACAAAAGATTTATGCTGAAGAAAACAATTTAATAGTTCTTCAAGAGAACAAATGTAGTAGAGCTTTAATAGATAAAGCCGCTATATATAACGCTGAAGGAGGAGGTAGTATAACTACTTCAAATCAAGTTATTGGAGAAGTAGTTCCTTATTCTGGAGAATATGGTATAAGTCAAAACCCAGAAAGTTTTGCGGTTTATTCTTTTAGAAAGTATTTTACAGACAGAAATAGAAATGCTGTTCTTAGACTATCTCATGATGGTTTAACTGAAATATCTGAATATGGCATGAGAGATTACTTTAGAGACAGCCTAGCGCCTTTAAATGACAATTACACTAATACTGTAGAAATAATAACAGAGCCAGGAACTAGTAACCCTCCAGTTGGTAATCAAAGTTGTATAGCATACGTAAATAACGCACTAGAACCTTTAAAACAAGGTTTAGTAGCTATTGGAGGTAGGGTTTTTGTTCAATACAGTGGTTCAACAGTATATACTGATCTTGGTGTTACTGTAGTTGGATATAGAAAAAATAGTACAAATAATTTTTTATTATTAAGTGAAAGTTTACCTGAAATAGCAACAAAAAATGTTATTAAAATAAAAATAGAAACTTATTACAGAAGTAGAAATTATGGTGGTTATGACGCTTATAACAAACAATACGTTTTGTCTATTCAAGAGAACCCACAAGCAGAAATAATTAACACAGCAAACAGCGGTTTACCTAGGATACCAAATCCTAATTATTCAACCCTTGGTTTTGATGAACAAGTTAAAGGTTGGCCTAGTTTTTATAGTTACATGCCTTTAGCAATAGGTAGTCTTAAAAGCACTTTCTATACAGTTAACACACAGCCTTATTCAAACCCTTTACAATCAGTATCTATAACACCTGGTCTTTATTCTCATTATTCAAATGCTAATCCACATAGTCAATTTTATGGTGTTAATAATAAGTCTTCAGTAAAAATAGTTGCTAATTCTCAAGCGTCAGTACAAAAGAATTTTTTAACTATTGATTACGAAGGTATGAGTGGATGGGAAGCTAAAGTTTTAACATCTGATATAACAGGTTCTTCAATGGATAGAAACGCTGGAGGCGCTTGGAGTGGCGGATGGGAAACTAATAGAGACGCAGCAGCTGTTATTAAAAGTTATGTAGACGGAGCTTATGATAGTCTTGGTAATACAGGTACTTCAGCTTCACCAGCTAATTATCCTTTACTTAGAGCTGGTTTTGATAGAAAAAACAATAAATATATGGCTAATCTAGTTAATGCTTCTATAGCAGCGCCAGGTGAAATAAGTTTTGGACCTAATATATCAGGAATAAAAGGTTATTATTTAGATGTAGAATTCACAACTGACACTACAACAGATCCAGGTCAAATGAAAGAATTATACGCTATATCACTAAACTACAATATAGTATCAATGTAAATTAAATTAAAATGAAAACTCGTAGAATTACAGAAGAAGATTGGGACATACTACCTATATGGTGGGATAAATGGCCTAAATGGACCACACCATCAAGAGATGCGTTACCAGATAATGGATTAGGAGGTTTAATGGTTGAATTAAACGGTTTACCACTAATGTGTGGTTTTATATATAAAACAAATTCAAAAGGAGTTTGGTTTGAATGGATCATTTCAGATCCTGAATATAAGGATAGAGATCAAAGACAAAAAGCTTTAGAACTTTTAATAGGCGATGCTGAAAAACTATGTATATCAGAAGGATTTAAATATATATTATTCATAGGCAAGCATAAGAACTTAATAAATACTTTTAAGAACATGGGTTGGCATGTAGATAGCGAACCGTCTTATGAGTTAATAAAAAAAATAAACTAATATGGGAGTAGCAACAGCAATTATAATAGGAGCAAGTATAGCAACAGTAGCGGGAGTCACAACTAATGCTATAGCTGCTAACAAGGCTAAAAAAGAAGGTATACAACAAGACGAGGAAGCACAGACTCAACAACAAGCTTTAGATGCTATGGCAGAAACAAGACCTGCGTTTGAAAATCCTTACGAGAACATGACTAATCAATATGAGAATTTAAATAATCCTTATGCTAATTTAACTGTGGCTACTGAGTCTTTTAAAATTCAAGCAGAACAAGCTGATGTTGCTTTAGCAAATAGCTTAGACGTTATGATGGAAACAGGTCAAGCTGCTGGAGGAGCTACTGCTCTTGCTCAAGCGGCTTTACAAAGTAAAAAAGGTATTGCAGCTAGTATACAAGCTCAAGAAGTTCAAAACAAATCATTAGCTGCTGAAGGAGATGCTCAAGTTCAATTGAAAAAAGCAGAAGGTGCAGCTCAATTAGACGTTATGAGAGCTCAAGGAGATCAAATGGAGCAACAAGATGCTATAAACTTTCACGAAGCTAAAATGGATAGAACGGCTGGATTATTAGACAATGCAAAGCAGAATGCAGCTGATGCTAGGTCAGCAAGAAGTGCAGCCATAGTAGGTATAGGTAATTCAGTAGCCAGTGGCGCTGGAATGATAGCTGGTGGATATGGAACTAAAAAACCGTGAAGTTAATTATAAAAAATAAAACATATGGGCTTTAAAGATCCTCAAAGAATAGTAAACAAAGAGTTTGATGCATACATAAAAGGTGGTAATGCTTTAGTTAATAATATAGCTACAACTACTGCTGGTATGAGAAAAACAATAATGGACCAAAAGAAACTTAACATCCAAATGCAAGATAAATTAGATACTAACATGCAAAGTATGTATGCTAAATCTAATGAGTTTGGGAGTACTGGTAGTGCAGAAGTTGATGAAAGTATATTAAATTTTTGGAATCATGAAGTTGATAATTATTTTCAAATTAAAAACGCCATGCATGATGGTAAGATTAACCGTCAGGATGGCAATAGAGCTTTAGCTAAAATACAAGGACTAGTACCTCAATTCAAATCTCAAGTTGCTTATTTAGCAACAGAATCTGTTAATTTTGATAAAGATATTAAAGCAAACAATGTTTCATCCGTTGGTTCTATTGAAAACAAAATCATTTTAGATAAAATTCAAAATGGAAATGTTCAAATAGTAGAAAGAGGTGGAACTATTTATTATTATAGTCCTGAAGAAAAAGACGAAGATGGTAATATATTAAGTCAAGCAGCTATGCTTAATGGTAAAGAAATTAATGCTATGAGCGTTAATAACCAGGGCCTATACCAAACAAAGCCTAATGTTGATAAAACTTTAGATGCTATATATGAGAAACAAATTAATCCTAGTAGTCTTAATAGTGAATATGTTGAGTACAAAGAAGGTATTGTTAAAGGTGAGATAAATCCAGCAACAGGTATGCCTTATGCTGGATTAGAATCAGGTTATACATATACTTTCAAAACTATTACAGAAAAGAATAAACCTGCTGCAATAGAAGCTATTAGATCTAGCCCAGGCATTTCTACATTGATAAACAATGAAAATATGATGAGAAGAGTTTGGCAAGATGAAATTCCAGACGGAGAAATAGAAGAAAACGGAGAATTAACACCTAACAGCATTGCTTCTATAGCAGACGAACTAGGTTATGATACTAGTCTTTACGAAGACGCTTGGCACGAATTTGCTGAAGACATGCCTAAAGAAGAAAAAGATAGAATTAATGGAGAGCAAAATGAGATAATGAAAACTTATTTAGCTAGAAAATCTTATAATCAAAGCGCTATTGAAGATGGTACTTTAAAGCAAGTTAAATCAGAGGTTTACAATCCTAATGCTAATAACCCTAATAATGGTGAGCCTTATTATATGAAAACTTTAGAAGATGTTTATGACTTTATGGATGCTCCAATTGCTAATCAAAACTTAATGATAAACATGCAGGTTAATGGTAAAACAGTTAATAATGTTGTAGTTAATCCAGACACTGGCTTTGTTGAATTATTTCATACAGAGTATAGTGTCAGCTCTGAAGAGGGTGAAAAAGCAGTGCAACAAAGAATTGGATCTTATGATCCAAAAGATCCTGTTTCAGTTTCTAAATTAGCAGCTCAAATACAAAGAGGAGTAGGCGGTAAGTCTATAGACAACTTAACAACAGCTACGTCTTTTAGAGAATTATATCCTGCTTATGCTGAAAAAAGAAAATTAGATATGATCTCAAAAGATCCTAATTACTTTAAAAATAAAGATGGAGGTTTTGGAGACTTTAAAGATGATGCTTCTTATCAAAAACACAAAGATAAAAACTTTCAATTATTACCTAGTGAATTAATAACACTGCAAACAAATCCAGAACTTGCAATAGCAAAAACACAGCTAGACAATGGAGATATTAGTAAATCAAAATTTAACGAAATTGAATTTGAGATATTTCAAGGATTACTACAACAAAGAAACCTTGCTAATATAAAAGGAGAGTAAATGTACGAAATAGATGGCAACCCAATAAGTGAAGACGTTTTAAGAAAAAAAGCAGAAGAGTTAAATATAACTTTTGAAAGATTATTAGAAATAAATTCTGATCTTATTAAAAGAGTTGGTGAAACTAACAATCCTTTAGGTAGTCCAGCTGGATTAGAAGCTACTGTAGTTGAACAATCTGAAGTTGAAGCTGATGTAGATTCAACTGAAGGCAATAGGTTGTTAACAGAAGAAGAACAATTAGATTTTGCTTTTGGTCCTGTAGATACTAAACCTTTTGTACCTATAAACACTATTACTGGTCAACCAATAAACACGCCTGAAGCTATTAATAATGTAGGTTTGCTTGCGCCAGAAAACAACCAAGACCAAGCTTTAACTGAAAAAGAAAAAACATCAATTGAAAAGTCTAATTCAGGTAAATTATACGAAGAACAAATACAAGGTTATAATGATAAGATAAATAATATAGCTAATAGAACTGACATAGATGGTAATGAAAGGCTAAAATTAATAAATGAAATACCTGTACCTGTTTTTACTAAGCCTAATTTAAATTATTCTGATGTTCAAAAAGATGAGAATCAAAAGCCAGAGAATATTGAAAATGAGTATTTATATAATAATGAAATATTAGAAGCTTTAAAAGAAAAACTAAGACAAAACACTTTTGGGGAAGATAAAGAAATTTATAATGAATTCTTTGACAACAGTATAAACAATGATCCTTTAGTTTCTTCAAGAAGAGATTTTTATATTAAAAATTTAGCACCAAAAGTAGATGCGTATAGAGATGAATTAGTTGAAGCTGATTTATGGGATTTAAATACTAGAGGTGGAGTTGATGCATTACAACAAAAAGTTAATGAATATTACGCTACTATTGTAGATAAATCTATGATGAACGACCCAGTTATACTAAGTCAGTCTAAGAAAATTAGTGAAGCAATGGGTAAAGTTGATGGCGAGAGAAGAACTGAGATAGGTAGATCTAAAAGCACGTTGTATAGTTGGTCTGATAAATGGCAAGAACGTTTTGGAAATGGTAAAGGAAATTGGTTAGGTAATGCTTTAACTAATGCAGTTGCTGGAGTAGAGAGCATGGGTGTTAGCATGCAGAGTTTAGGACCTAATACGTTCAACACTATAGGAGCTCAGGTTGATGGTAAAAGAATTAGAGATTCTGAAGAAGTATTAAACAAGCTCAGTGAATTAACACAACAGGGTAAAAATGATAATGATGAGGTTTCTATAAGAATAGGAGAAAGAAAAGAAGGTATAGCTGATGATAGAGTTTTAATACAAGGAACTATACAAGAACTAAGAGAAGGAGCTGAAAAAAATCTATCTGAAGGCGGTAAAAGTTTAGAAGAAAATATAGAACAATTAAATGAGTTTGAAGACTATAGAAATATGGCTGCTCAAGCTAATTTTAGTGATGGTATAAGCTGGAGAGATGCTATGATAGGTTTAGGTGGTTCTATACCTCAGATGGCAGCTGTGTCTGCTGGTACAGCACTTAGTGTTGTTGCTCCTCAAGTTGGTATACCTATAATGACTGCTTTAAATACTATTGGTGGTAGTTTAGTTACAGCTCAATTCTATGGTGAAAATTACATGGAAGGAGTAAAAGAAGGTATGCTGGCTGATGGTAATAAATATCCAAACGGTATAACACCTGAAGATTTAAACAAAGCTATAGCTAGTGGAGAATATGATAATGTAGGTCAAGATTTAGCTACAGCAGCTTTAATGAGTAGATTAGAAAAACTTGGTGCCACTAAAACTTTAAAAGCTTTTTTCAAATCAATGAATGTTGGTTATAAGCAAGGCGTTAAATCGTTATTTAGAGGAGATGTTAAAGCTATATTAAAAAACATGAAAGACGGTGTTATAAAACAAACACCTAACTCGTTTATTGAAGGATTAACTGAGGCTGGACAATCTACACTACAACAAATTAATACTGGAGCTAAACAAGGAGATGTATTTAAGTATTTAAACGGAGAAGAGACATGGGAAAACTTTTTAGCTGGTGTTACTGTAGGTACTGTATTACCTGGGTTTGGAGCTGTAGGTTATCAAGGTCGTGTAGAAATGAGAACAGCCGCTTTAAAATTTGCAAAAGAATTTTCACCTAATAGTAATTTAGCAAAAACAGAACAATTTTACAAAACAGCTTTACAAAAAGTTAAAGAAAAGTATTCAGATGGTAATGGTAATATAATAAATAAAAAAGCATACCAAGAAGAAATAGAAGATATATCTAGTATAAGAAACGCTGGGCTCAGAGTTCCCGGTAAGTTTAGTCAAAAAGCTAGGAATGAATCATTAGATTTATTAGTTGAAAGAGCTAAAATAGAAAGAGATATAGACGGTTTAGAACCTGAACAAGTAGGACCAGAAAAATTAAGAATAGCTCAAATAAATAAAAGATTATCTAATATAGCTAAAGCTGAAGATATAATTAATAAAAGTAAAAAAGTAGCTGATCAATTGTCTGACGATGTTATAGATGATTTTTTAACTTTTGAAGATGAAGAGTCTTTAAAACAATATTTAAGAGATAACACTAACGACACCGAAGAGGAAATAGAAGCAGCAGCTAGTGGTAGAGCTGTAGAAACAAATATAGATGGAAAAGAAGTTGCACTCATAAACTTAGATAAAATATCTAATGGTGTAGGTTATTTTGCTGGTGCTCATGAAATATTACATAAATTTTTAAAAAATACATTAAGAACAAATCCTGATAAAGTTTTTGGAATGGCTGATGTCATTAAAAAAAGATTAAAAGCTATACAAGATCAAAGTGATAAAACTGGTATACCTAATGAAAATTTAGAAATGTTAAAAAACACTTTGAATAAATACAAAATTGATGCAACTGTTAATACTCAAGCAGAAGCCGAAGAAATGATAACATTATTTAGTGAATTTGTGGATCTTGGATTAATTGCTAAAGATAAAAAACTAGGAGGAGCTTTAAAAGATTCTTGGAGAAGAATAAATCAAAATTTACCAGGAGCTAAAGACATAGCGTTTAATAATGCTGATGATATTTTAGATTTTATAGGTGATTATAATAAATCTATAAATAAAGGTAGATTAACAAGAGCTCAAGTAAAAGCTGCTAATCAAGGTATAAATATATCTGATGATTTAGATGTAGCTGGTTTAGAGTTTGATAAAGAAAGAAACACATCTAAAGCCAAAGCAAATGAAAGTAAAAAACAAGCTAAAGATATAGAGATAAAAGGACTCATAGACAATATGGGTATTGACAATGAAAGTCTTCCTTCGGCATTAGCTTTTCAATTTGAAGAAGATGTTAGAAGATACGTTAATGGTAGAGAATTTGTTATAGGTAATACCCCAGTTAAAGACAATCCTAAAGTAGCTGGAGTTATTGATTCAGAAACTGGGTTTCAGTCTGAAGGTGCTGTCACTGTTGACGATATGGTTTTTCAAATACTTTCAGATAAGAGAGGTGTTATAGATTATGTAAATAAATATTTAGCCAAACCAGAGTCTTATAGGAATACTATAACTTTAGGTCAGTTTATAGGTAAAGCTATTAAAGAGTTTGATCCTTATAGAGCTATAGAGATAGTAGCTCCAATGCTTGGTGTGCAATCAGATGAAGTTACACAATCAAAACCAAAGCAAGATTTTAGTAAAGAAGAAAAAAAATCACTAAGACAAAGCTTTTTAGAATTAGGTAATGATTTAGACATTAAAGAAGGCGGAGATTTTTACAATAAAGTCATAGAGAGCACCAAGAGAACGTTAGGAACTACATTAGGAGATGTAAGTTCAGGTAAATTTTTAAAAGCTCTTAGAAACGCTGCTATTGCTGATTTAGAAACTGACGTTAAAAAATTAATGGGTACACCAACAAGTGCTAAATATAGAAATTTTATAGAAAAATACGCAGCCGCTATATTAAGTAAGGCTCAACAAACAACTTTAAACAAAAGATTAGGTAAACTTACAGAACCTATTATAGATGAAAAAACTGGTAAACAAGCTAGAACATTAGCGGAAGAGTCAAGATCTGAAGGATCAAGAGTTAAAGATCCTTATGCTGGTAATCCAAAAAGACGTTTAAAACCTGGTTTATCACCTAAAGACTTAACTGACTTTTTTGTAGACATAGAGAGACCAGACGCTAAACGTAATAGCTTAGCTAAAATAGCTGCCATTGAGTTTACAGAAGATGCTCTTAGACAAGTTTTAGATTCTAAAGTTGAAGATAACTTAGGTAAAAAACCAGGTGAAGAAGGCTACGAGCTAACAACACTAACTGATGAAAGAGCTGAAAAGTTTGGTAGAGACAAAGTAGAAGCAGAGATAATGTTCATATCTAGGGAATTAGGTAGAGGTAATGATTATAAACTTGCTAAAGATATAGATATTCCAACAGATTTATTATCAGAGTTTGTAGATAAAGCTAATGAATTAACAGATTTAGCTTATTCTTTAGATGGTGGATATAAAGATGAAGAAGGTAATTACAAACCTGAGTTTCAAGAAGCAATAGAAGGTGTAGATGACAACGTAATTAAAGCTATAGATATGTTGTTGGAAGAAGATCCTATGCTAGAACAAGGTGCAGAGTTTGTTAAAGTAATTAAAAAAGATTTAAAAGAGGGTAATGATCAAGAGCAAAAGCTTGGAAAACAAATAGACAATAAAAACCATATAATTACTAGTAAAAATAAAGGTGTAAGAACTATAAACAAGCCTGCTGCAGAGAGTATGAATAATTTTGCTCAAACTCTTGTTAAAATAATAGACTCAGATTTAATAAAAGCTTTTAATTCGACTTTAGAATTTGTAGGTTTTAGCAATAGACTTTTAGATCCTGCAAAATTAAAAAAATCAATTGGTAAAGCTGGAGAGTATTACAACCAGTATATAAAAGCAAGAGCATCTAAATTTAAAAAAGCTAACAATATTAATACAGCAGATGTTATGCCAATGAATAAGACTTTACCTTTACTTAGTAAAGTATTAAAACCTTTAATTGGTGATGGAACTGTAGCTAATAAGCTTTCTTTATTACAGAACTCTGAGCAAACAATACAAGATGCAAATGTAGCTAATATGGAGTTGTTTAAAAACTTAATGTTAGAAATACAAGAAGAATATAAAAACGGTAAAAAAATTACACCATTACAGTTGTTTCAGTTTTTTCAATTACAAACAGGTGTTGTTAAAGGTTTAAGAGCTTTAAGTAAGTTGGAATATGTATATTTAATAGATGGTAACCAAGACATAGAGAGTTTTAAAAAGAAAAGACTTAGTAAAGAAAAATTTCTTGAGTTAAATACAGAACAGCAAGACGCTTCTATTCAAGAATTCATAGACGAGTTTCCAGAGTTTAAAGGTAGATACGATTTAAGATTAAAAAATAATATAAACGCACTTGATAAAAATGGTAAGAAAAAATACACTTTAGAAGAAGCTAAAGTTCAAGCTGCTTTTGGTGCAGGTACTTCTGCTTATGTAGATTTAATAATTAAAGGAGAGCATTTAGTACCCAACACTATAACCATGACAAAGTTGTTTCAAGGCATGTTAAAAGGTACTTTAACAAATGCTTCTTTAAATGAAATACTATCTGGTCATACTCAGTTTTTTGGGCCTAACTACATAATGGATCTTATAGATTCTAAAGGAATAGAAGGTGGTAAAAAAATTGCTAAAACAAGCCCAGAAGGAATATTAAGACTTACTAAATTCTTAAATAAACAAACTGGAATAAGCAATAATATATATTATTTAAATGGTGAAAAAGCTTATAAGCAAATCTTTAAACAAGAAATACTTGATAAAAAAATTAAAGTACTAAGTAGATCTATAAATCAAGCAAAAGATATTGATATTGATTTATTACAAAATACTGGAGTTTTAGATATAAATGAAGATATGTCTATGCAGGACGTGTTGAATAAAGCTGCAACAATAGATGAAGCATTAAGAATAGCTAGAGATCCTAAAGCACCAATTAGAAAAATTAGAGTATTTGACTTTGATGACACTTTAGCCACTAGCAACAATATAGTTATAGCTACTTCTCCAGACGGTACAGTCACAGAATTAAATGCTGAGCAATTTGCAACAGAAGGTTTTGACTTACAAAGTAAAGGTTATAATTTTAATTTTGATGACTTTAACAACGTGACTGATGGTGGTCGTGGTCCTTTATTTAATTTAGCTAAGCAAATTAGAGACGCTAGAGGTAATGAAGATTTATTTGTTTTAACAGCTAGAGCTTCTGAAGCAGCACCTGCTATATATGAATTTTTAAAATCGCAAGGATTAGAAATACCATTAAAAAATATAACAGGATTAGGTAAATCTACAGGAGCGGCTAAAGCTAATTGGATAATAGATAAAGCAGCTGAAGGTTATAATGATTTTTATTTTGCCGATGATGCAATACAAAACGTTTCTGCAGTTAGAAGTGCTTTAGATATTGTAGATGTTAAATCCACAGTTCAACAAGCTAAATACAAACAGGCTAAAGATATAGATTCTGATTTTAATAAAATAATAGAACAAAAAACAGGTATAGCTTCTGAAAAACAATATTCAAAAGCCAAAGCTCAAGTTCGTGGTAAAGATAAGTTTCAATTTTTTATACCATATTCAGCTGAAGACTTTACAGGTTTAATATATCCATTGTTATCTAAAGGAGATTTAGGTGATAAACAAATGGCTTGGTTTAAGCATAATTTAATAGATCCTTTTGCTAGAGCCAATATAAACTTGCAGCAAGCTAGAGTTAATTTAATGGGTGATTTTAAAAAGCTAAAAGAAGATTTAAATGTGCCTAAAGACTTAGGTAAAGAAGCTGTTGATGGCTTTACAAATGAGCAAGCGGTAAGAGTTTATTTATGGAATAAACAAGGTTTAGAAGTTCCAGGTTTATCAAAATCAGACACTAAAGAAATGATATCCATAATAGAGAATAACAGTACTTTAAAAGAATTTGCTGATCAATTATTGACAATAAATAAAGATCCATATCCAGCACCTTTAAAAGAGTGGTTAGTAGGTAATATAACTACTGATTTAATGAGAGGATTAAAAGAAGTTAAAAGACCTGAATATCTTAAAGAATGGCAAGATAATGTTGATATAATATTTAGTGAGAAAAACTTAAATAAATTAGAAGCTGCTTATGGAGCTAAATACGTTGAAGCTTTAAAAAATATATTATCACGTATGAAAAATGGTAGTAATAGGCTTCAAGAAGGTAATAGATTAAGTAATAAAATACTTAATTATATTAATGGATCTAATGCTGCTATAATGTTTTTTAACACTAGATCTGCTATACTTCAAACAATATCTAGTATTAACTTTATGAATTGGAGTTTTAATAACCCATTAAAAGCTGGGGCTGCGTTTGCTAATCAACCTCAATATTGGAAAGATTTTATGTATTTGATGAATTCTGATTTTTTAAAAGATAGACGTAATGGACTTAGAATAAATATAGCAGAGTCTGAAATTGCTGATGCTGCTGCAACTAGTAAGAACAAAGCTAAAGGAGTTTTGAATTACATATTATCTAAAGGTTACGCACCTACTCAGTATGCTGATAGTTTTGCTATAGCAAGTGGAGGAGCTACTTATTATAGAAACAGGATAGTTGATTTAGTTAAAAACGGGATGACAGAGGCTAAAGCAAAGGAGCAAGCAATGATTGAGTTCATGGAATTAACAGAGGAAAATCAACAATCTAGTAGGCCAGATAAAATATCACAACAACAATCCAGTGACTACGGTAGATTAATACTAATGTTTGCAAATACACCTATGCAATATGCAAGACTACAAAAAAGGGCTTTTCAAGATTTAGCAGCAGGTAGAGGAGATAGCAAAACTAATGTAAGTAAAATAATATATTACGGAGTTGTTCAAAATATAATATTCAATTCTTTACAACAAGCTATTTTTGGATTAGGTTTTGGAGATGAAGATGACGAAGAATTAGAAGCAGCAAATACTAAAGCTAAAAACAAAAAAGCAATGGACATAGCTAATGGTATGTTAGATTCAATGCTAAGAGGTGTTGGTATTGGTGGAGCAGCTGTTTCTGTAATTAAAAACTTTTTATTTGATATATATAAAAGATCTGGAAGAGATAAGCCTGATTACGTAGACTCTATATTTAAATTACTACAGTTTTCACCACCAATAGGTTCTAAAATATCAAGAATTAGACAAGCTGCTTGGCAATTTGACAGTAAAAAACGTAGACAAGAAATGCTAGATAAAGGTTTTAGCTTAGATAACCCAGCTTTTTTAGCTAGCGCTAAAGTAGTTTCTGCTACAACTAACGTGCCTTTGGATAGAGTTTTATTAAAAATAGATAATTTATCTGCAGTAATGGACGAAGATACAGAAACTTGGCAAAAAATTGCTTTAGGAGCAGGTTGGTCTAAGTGGAGTATAGAAACACCTAAGCAAAAGCGGAATAAAGGTCGTGAAGAATTATATAAAGATCCTAATGGATATACCGCTTGGGAACAAAAGTCTATATTAAAACAATATGGATTAAAGAGTTGGGAAATAAAAAGACTTAAAAATGAAGAAGGTAGAGTAAAAAGAATACTACAGCTACAGAAAAGTAAAAACAAAAATTATAATCCTAAAATCGAAGATAAACCTTTGTCAAAAGAAGATAAAAAAGCTGAAAAAATAAGAAAAAAAGCTGAAAATCTAAGAAAATATAACGAAAAGTTTAATAAATAATTATGGCACTTAAGAAAACTAAAAGAAAAAAAGATACTTGCTGGAAAGGCTATAAAGCTCAAGGTAAAAAACCTTCACCAAGTGGAAAAAAGGTTAATGGTAAAATTAAAATGGTTAACAACTGCGTTAAAATATCTAAAAAATCTAAGAAATAACTGTAGGAACACAATAATACTGGGCACCATACCCAAAGTTCCTGTAACCAAAAAAGGGGATCTCATAACGAGGTCCCCTTTTTATTTTACTGTGAACGGAGCAGGATTCGAACCTGCGACCGCCTGCTTAGAAGGCAGGTGCTCTATCCAGCTGAGCTATCCATCCAACATAACTACTTACAGTATTCGCAAATACCGCCTAAACATAATGGACACATCATATTATTTTATTTTAAGGTTAAGTTATTTCACAAGCAGCACCAACACAAGCAAGTTCACCAGCTAGATCTGTTTCATCTTCTGTTTCTACAATTTTAGTTAAGTCAACATCTTTAAGATGTGTCATCATTGTATCATATTTAACTTTACTTATATCTTCAAACGGCGCTTGAGTATATGTACCACCATCATAAGGTAATACTGATAGACCATTATAGTGATCTCTATTTTCCCACATCCATCTTCCAGCTTGGTCCCATTCAGTTTGTTTTAAACTAACTGTAGCTGAAACGTTGTGAGTGTTAGATCCTTTTCTATGACCAGGCTTGACCCACTCTTGAGCAACTTTCTTTATTCTTTCTAGTAAATCAAAAGGAGATTCCATTCTTAATATAGAACCTTCAGGCGCTTTTTGCGGTATACTAATTACTGCAGTATCGTGAGGTCTAAAAAACTCATCTTCAACTAATTCAGGATGGTGTTTAAATAAATGCTTATACATAGATTCATTTTTACCAACTCTAATTCTACGGACATAATAATCGTTATGCCATGCGTGAATACCAGATGAAGTTCCTAATGCCAGAGATGTCGTCCCAGCAGGCTTCACGGTTGTACATCTAGCTGATTGATTTATACCAATTAGCTTGGCTACTCTTGAATTTTCTCTTTTTACTATTTGAGCGGCTTTCGTCATGTCATATTTTAATACTGTGCCAGAACCTATTCCCGTCATAGATATTCCTATCAACGCATCTTTCTCTGTTGTTTCTTTCCATACATCTCTTAAATAATGAAAATCAGTATAACCAGCTTGTAGTGTACCTATAAAACTAGCGTGTTTAACTCTTTCATTAAAATCATCTTGTGATTCTATATCACTAGCGTTTACCTCACATAGATTACAAAACTGAAAAGGTCTTAATGCTATTTCACAACAAGGGTTGGTACCCCAGTCTTTATCGTTATTAAGATATATACCAGGTTCTCCAGAATTACTAAGTTCTACACGTTTCCATAAATCCATGAAAAATTCTTTAGTTACTTTATGTCTCATAAGAACAGCTGAATTATTAGCTCTACCTCTTTGTGGATTCTTCTCCCACCAACTACCTGACTTACTACCTATCATATCATTGTCTTCAGCAGAAAATAAACTAATTAAAGCAGCTCTACGAATACCACCAGCTAAAACAGAGTCGGCTATATGACATATTATATCATGAGCTTCTACAGTAGATAAAGATGATCCATCTTCTTTACTATCTAGTATACCTTTAATTTTAAGTACACATTCTTTTAATGGCTGAGGACCTGGTGCTTTACCACCTGACGTAACTAATTGAGCACCTTTGGCTCTAATATCAGAAAAATCAAACACAACACTAGAAGACCTAGTGTCTCCCATATAAGATTTCATTAATACTTTAATTGCGTCTGCCCATCCTTCAATACTATCACCAATTAGAAATCTTCTAGTTCTTTTAGAATAAGGTTTATTAACTGGTTGTAATTGTTTTACGTGATGTTGTTGTACAGAATATCCCACGCCGGTACCGCCCAGTAGCAAAAACATGGTTTCGTGAAACGAATCAATGTTATCGACAGGTAAGTAAGCACAATTATAAACGCGATTAGGACTAATCTCAATAGGTTTACCTCCAAATTGTAAGGATCGCATGCTAGGCAGGATTTTTTTTTCATAAACTAATTTATAAGCTTCCTGTATTTGATCTTTTAATTCAGGATATTTTTTTATATGCATGTTCATATTACGAGTAACTAATTCAACCCAAGCTTCTCTACGTTCTAACTCAGGTAAAAACTTAGCATACTTCATATAAACAGTTATATCACTTAGTATTTTGTTTGATATCTCCATTTTCGTTTTCTTTTACTTTGTTTTTTATTTTACCTAAAGCTGAGTCATAATCTGACATATGCTTTATTGTTTCTAATGTACCTAAAGATACAGTTCTTAAATAATCTAGTTCTTGCATCATGTGTTGTAACACATTAGTAAGTGACTTGATTTTGTTTTGCATTTCTATTAAAGTTTGTTCTTTCATTTATAAAACATTACGAATACTTTTCTTCCTTTTTCCCATGATTTATTTGGATATTTACTGTGGAAATAATTAGACGGGTAAGAAATTAGTCTATTTTTTTTATAACCTATAACAGTGTTTAGTTTCCAATTATCCAGTTTATTAGATTCATTAAGTATTAAATTATTATATTTATCACTACTAAGTTCTGACAAGGGTAGACTACTACCTAGTTCTTTATGTTCCCATAGAGCAGTTCCATTTAGCTCATTTAACCCAGGTTCAGAAAAGTATAATATTAAAGCCCTTTCAGGTATTTTATTGTTTATTATAGAATCACAGTGTATTCTCCAGTCAGTGTCTAATTTATCAGTTGATACTCTAAAAAAAGAAAAAATATTATCTATTTGTTTGCCTTCTATTACACTTAGCTTGTTTATTATCCAATCATTAAAATCAGTAGGAACATCCATTACCCAGAATTTTTTGTGAGTGGTTTCTACCTCTTTAAAATTAATTAAATATTTATTTAGTTTTTCTAAAATTGGTTTTGGTAAAAAATCATCAATAATATATATCATATTATGTTGTTTTTGGTAATCCATATTCATCTGAATATTTCATTAGATCTTTATATTTTATATATCCTTTAGATTCAATACTCCAGTCTATAAACTTCTGTAATTTACGTTCAGCGTATTTTCTTCTTGCTATATCTTTTTTTTCCCAAGAATTAGGTTCACGGTTTCTTCGCATTCTTTTTTATTTTGTGGTTTATATAACGTAATCTCCGGCAGATTCTGTGATATGTAAGCTTTAAACAATTTCCAGCGTATAGGAAAGCTCTCATTAGCTCTTCCCTTGCATTCAATGATGAAGCCATCTCCGATAAAATCAGGCGTATACTTGAGGTTAAGTATTTTTTTATTACCTCTATTTTTGTATTCCCCTTTTCCATTTCCTTGTCTTTCGTAAGAGTCTTGATTAAAGTTAAAAGAAGGGACAAGCTCGTAAGTTTGCCCCTCATATTCGGATTTAATATCTGCTTCTTTTAAAGCTACATACATATTTTTTTCAAGACCTGACGCAAATTTTATTCCATCATACTCTACTTTTTTAGATCTTACTGGACCTTTTTTTATACTATACCGGCGTGCCATAATCTCCATTTGTAAATGAAGCTTTATTAGCTTCAGCTATAGTTTCATTAACTAAATTATCAGTTAACTCTTCACGTGCAGCTTGAATATATAGTATAGCATCCATAAGCTCTTCTTGTATATCGTTTAGATAACCAGCTAGATCTTTATGTTTACCAGTTCTTTCACTGTGTAATGTTCTACCATATTTAGCAAAGCCAACATCAGATCTTGATACAAACTTATCCACG